TAGCATCAGGTTCGAACCATTTACCTTTATCATCTATAAATCTCATTTGATCTTGCATTCCACCCGTTGTGTTAGCAATAACAGAAGTACCTGCTAATATAGCTTCAGTAATTGTTAATCCCCAACCCTCATTAGATGTTAATAAAATTTGAACATCAGCTATATTATATAAGAAATTTAATTGTTCTTCTGTAAATTTACGATCTAAAATTATATAACTATTTTCATAATTTTCACCTAATATATAATCTGCTACTTTATGTAAATTTGTACCTGCATCAGTAACTCCTTCAGATTTAATTACTAACCTACATTTTTCTGCTTTTTCTTTAGGTAAAGAATCTAAAAACAATCTGTAAGCCATTATAGTATCAGGAATTGCTTTTCTTCTAATATTTCTAGAATTAAAAAACAGTACAAAGTCTACTGGTTTATCTCTAAACATTTGTTTTCTAAATTCAACCATTTTTGGATTTGGATCCTTAATAGGGAAGAATAAATCAGGATTTTTACCATGAGGTAAATACCTAAATACTGTATTTTTTTCTGATCCTTTTAATACTAATTTATTAATATTAACTGTTTGTTTTGAAATACCCATTAACAAATCACAAGCTTCATAATATGGTTTATTATACATTGGAGCCGGGTAATCATCCCAAATATTCAAATACATAATTGGAATTTTCTTTCTTATTTCAGTTTCCATATTCCATATGTGCATAAAATATCTAGGATCTGTAAATAACATTAGGGCATCAGGTTTTTCTCTAGCTATAATTTCTCTAACACTATTACTAGTTCCATACCCATCAACTGGGTATAGCAAAACATTAGAATCCTTAAGTCCAGTTCCTTCATTAAAAGAATCTGATAGATCTAATATTTTTCCTTTATCTGGATGTTTAATTGAACCTGCCATTTGTACCCAATTAAAATGTTGGCATGTAGCAAGAACAATCTCTTTAGCAACAGTAGCTACCCCAGAATGAACTCTAATATCATCACAAATTAGAAGTATTTTTTTTCTTTTATCCTTAGGGATATATTTAAAGTCTTTATTCATCGTTTTTTATATCGAGATTAATTTGATTAGTAATTTGTTTACGAAAATCTTCATCTGTAAGATACAAAAACAAAGCTCGATCGGCAAGTTTTTGGAATGAAAATTTACGTTTTACACATTCAATTTTAAAATTCTCGAATAAATCGCTCTTGACTTTAACACTAGTTAGTGTCATTGGTTTTTTTGCTGTCATAATCTTTATTTATTAAAACGTTTATTATACATATATAAGTATTACTCAAAATGCGCCTTTGCTCCACATAATTCTTTATCTTCTCCATAAGGACAAAATGTACAATTCCATTTAGAAGGTGATTTTGGGTAATCTATTTCTTTAATATTTCCATTTGAGCTAAAACATTCTGTTATAAAATCATTTATAGCATTATTAGCTCTATTTATTTTTATTTTTCCACTAGGTGGCACAAATGTTTGTACCCTATATGCTTGATGAGGTGACATTATTTTTTCATCATCCCAATCTAATACTTTTCTTTTAACAATGAAAAATTCAATATCAATTTTATCTAAGGGGATCCCAATTTTTCTTGTCATACTGATTCCATCCTTTAGTACTGGTTTTTATGTCGATTATTTTAAATGTATCTGTATTTTCATTGTACGTGACAATATCTAGATAACCCATGTATAATATGTTATTATACATTTTATTTGGCGCAATTACAATTGGTATTTCACAACCAACTAAATATGTACCTTTTTTACTAAAATATCTACTACGTTTTTTCTTAAACCAATTTAAAATAGACACTCCATCCTCAAAAAATTCTCTCATTTCTTCAGCAGAAGAAAAATGTTCATTATTATTGGTTTTATACTGTTTTTGATATTCACCTATAAATTTTTCTTGAAAAAATTCTTCCATATTAATTTCTCTATCAGCAGCAGCTGCAGATTTTTCATACATTACATCTAAATAATGCTGCATTGCTTCATGTATTGCTGTTCCAAATACAGTGTGGATTGAAGAATTAAATCTTTTAATTTTATCCTTATATTGGAGTTTCCAACGATAAGGACAACTTCGAAAAATTGACATCTGAGAATAGGATATATTCTTTTGATATGCGAAATTAATTTCCTTAGGTGGATTGTTTTTAATCTCCTTTACTATTTTAGGTATTTTTTTAGCCAAACTATTTTTTCCATTTATCTCGACCTACTAAAAGACCGATTATTCCATAATTGGCAATATCAATAAATGTATCTTCCATTCCCTCTCCTTTAACAAAGTTTTTACCATTAACTAGAAGGTTTTTTAATCTACTAATTTTATCAGTTAATCTAATACATAACCCAGTAAGTGAGAATTTTTTATCCTCTTTATTATTAAGGATGTCTCCACCTAATGCTATATTATTTAACCCGTAATCCATATGTTTACGAGCAAACATTTCATACATTTCTTTTTGAATATTTTTGAATTCTTTAGATAATTCAGGGTATTCTTTTTCAAATATTTTAATATCTGATTTTGGAAATTTTGCATCCATAATTTCTCTATCGCTCATATTGTCTAATTTTGTTTCTAACCTATCAAAATAGGCTTGTATTGAATCACCCATTGATTTGTGCTTTAGGATCAAAATATTGACCTAATGCCTCTAATCGGTCATCAGCATCAACTAATAATGTAAGTGCTTCTTCAGCATTTTTATAAAAATCTTCTGTGGAATGGTCTCCAATTCCAACTGCTTTATTACCTAATAATTCAAGTGATAATAATGCTTTAGCTTTATCTGCTTCAGCAGATGTTTTTAACATATTGAATAATTCTTTTGTCATGATATATGATGTTTTAAATATGGTTCTATAAATTTTCTATAATTGGCGTCCAATATAAGAAAAAATTGATCATTATCCAAGTCACAATTTTTTTCTTTTAACTGTTTTATAACTTCTAATCCCCACTTTTTTTTATCTACATTTAAAAAATCCTCTAAATTTGCATCATAGGGTTCTATTTCATCATCTAACTCTAACACATGATGTTTAGCTGATATTACTAATATCTTGTCGGCATTCATATTTTTAGCTAATTTTAAAAAATCATTAAATCTAGGAGATGGAGAATACAAATCTTCAACTTTAGATTTATAATTTAATTTTTCTTTGGTACAAGATAATAAAACTACTTTTCTCATTTTAGTTTTTTTATTTCTTTCTTATCTAAACCTTTACTAACTAATATATTTTCAATTTTATTTTTGGGTAAAAAAGATAAATATTCTTTTGCTTCTTTGCTTGAACATTCAAAATAATTTTTGATGTGGTCTACTAACTCTTTATTAGGTTGTTTTACCTTAGATTTAATATATTTATTCCATTTGTTATTTTTAGGGATAAATTCTTTATATACATTATAAATCATTCTTTTCTCCTGTGGAGGAAAATCTTGAACATAATTTACAATTTCTAAATAATCAGGATTCATAGATAAAAATCTATGTATCATATAACTATTCCAAACCTCCCAATCTTTATCTGTAAAAGATTCAACTGGGGGTTTGGTAGTATTAATTGCTTTTAACCAATCAAAAATATTTTTCATTAAATAAGCTGATCTTTGTATTCTTCTCTTAGATCTACAGGAACTGAACTTTTTAGAATTTTGTATGTGTCTGGATCATAAAATACAGGAATTGGAAGAAGTGCATCTTCATCAGTTCCAGTAATAAATTTAGAAACTGTACGTAGTACAAATCCTTGTTTAAAAATGATTCCTCCATTAGAGTTTTTAACTTCCGTAGTATTTTTTAGATCAATCGGAGGTCCTTGTTGTGGTGCTTGTTGCATAATTTAATTATTTATTATTTATTAAGTTTTGAATTAACGACATTGTATTTATTTCCTTGTCGATTCGGAAATTTGCTTTATATTGGTGTTCATTTATTAAAATAGCAACTGTACCTTCTTTACCAGGTAAATATTCAGATGCTCTTTCATATAGTGCTTTAAATAACTCATCAAAGTCATCTACATTAGCATCTGCTATAATTTGGCGTATATCATTAAATTTGGATTTATTTGATAATGCTGTAATAACTTTATCTATATAATTAGATGATACCAATACTGATTGGTCTAATTTTAATGTGTTATCTTGTGTAGATAACTGTATTGTATTAATACACTTACGTAAATCGGGATAATATTGATTAACTAGAGGTACTAGATCATTTATTTCATGTGTAATAGACTCTTCATTGCAAATCCAATTTAAATGTTTAGCAACATCCTTTTTAGTTGGAGGTACAATTTTAAGTACTTGACATCTAGATTGTAGAGGATCAATAATACGCTCTACAAAATTACAAGTCATAATAAATCTTGTCGTACGCGAGAAAGTTTCGATGATATTACGAAGTGAAGCTTGTGCTTGGATAGTAA